CATTTTCGTACTTTTTTTCCCTTTCTTCCTTTCTAAATGCAATGGTCATTGTTGTACTCTTCATTGTTGAAATTCTGGTCCTCGTATACATGTCTTTTGTATACGGTCGTGATTATTGGCGTGTGCGTAACAATATTCCTCCTGCTCGCCGCGCGTTGTGGATTGTTGCCTTCGTTGTTTATGTGTTTGGGTCTCTTGCTGTTTTGGCAGCATCGTTTTTGGTTATGGCACCATTGGTTTCCGGCATTTTTATTATTGTTTTTGTGTTGCTTCCTTTTTATCGTCGTATTATGGTTGCAGGTTACTATGCAGTTGCCTTATTTGCCGACAGTTTGTTGGATTTGTTTGTTATTGTTAGAAATGCTTGTGTTCGTGCTATTGACTATGTGGTGGATGCCTGTGCTGTTGTTTGGCATAGGGACGCTCGTCAGAATTCTGCGGATTTCAGTAAGATATTTCTTAACATCTTTTTCCAGCGACCCAAGTTCAGATGGTATAGGAAATTGGAAACGTCCCCTGCATTCCACGTTAAATATCCGCAAATGCCAGAAATAAAGATCTCTAATCCAGGTGGTCAAATAACATATGAGCATAGACCTGATGTTAGTGATCATCGTCCAGAGTATACTATACCATGTACCTTTTTGCATTACAATAACCCATACTTAGCGTTGTTTACCCTCCGACTGAATATGTACAAGAAGCCTTTGCTTGGCCATGCCTTACGTCTCAGTCATATGTTGTTGAATATGGTTCAAGGAACCTCAGTGACTGTTAACATTCATTGGCCGACTGTTCAAGATGCTTTGATAAATTTAATGCCCACATTGGAGACTATGTTGCGGTCGTTTATTGTTATTACTGGATCCCATGTTTGTTCGATGGAGCGTTATTATTGGTTTGGGCGATATGCTATGCCAAAAGTATTGGCATATTTGAAAACACAACCATCAGCCCAAATTTCTTGTGGAAATATGTACTACACAGCTATTGAAGTTATCTACTCTTTTTTGTATCAAACTGGCAGACAGTTGCCAATTATGGATTTGCATAATGAGGTTATCTTTGATTATAATGCTCTTGAATTAAAAAGGATAATTACTCCCAGATGGATGATCGCTCATCGTCTGGTGTCATGGTTGTGCCAGGTTCTTGAAAACATGCATGACGCTTATGTCTTTAGTGAGACAGTTAATATACACATTGTGTGGGCACATGGGTTAGCAGCTCGTTTAAATCGTGTGTTAAATGAAATTGATGTTACTCCGCTATTGGAGAGTTATTTTGCGGAGTCCACTGTGGAACTCGATCCAGCCGCCAATATTTAATGGGTGCCAACGTTAGTAAGTTGGTACCCATCACGGGTGTTGCAATGGCGCCAATAACTAATATTAGGTTTGCTAAAATGCCCATGTGGCAGGTTACTAGTAACGTTCAACTTGTTCAGGCACCCGTGATTATGTCCATGTTACCGTCTCGGTTTACTGGTCCTTGTGTATTAAAAACAGTTAATGGCTCACTGGTTGATTCGCGTTTTCAATTGAAGAGTCATTATGCTAGTCCCGTCTATTGCGTATCAATTGGTCCAACAGCATTAGAGTCTCCTTGTTGCACTGATCCTTGTGATTCTTATAATTTGCTGTGTGGATATTATAAGCGGCTAGTTCCTCTTATGCCAGTGGTTAAATTGTCTGTTCTTTTAGAGCTGCGACAGTTTGTTAGAGGGTACTTGACATTCTTTGATCCTCTTCCTTCCTTTGATTATTTGGATCCGTGTTTATTTAATTCTTGGTTGGATTCTCGTGAGTCTTATACTCTGCAGAGGAAGGCGCAATTGAGAGCTGCCTTTGATACGGTTGCTACGTTGTCAATTCGGTCAAAAGATTATAATTGCAAATCCTTTGTTAAAAGGGAAACATATGAGGTTCCTAAACACCTTCGATTTATTAACAGCAGATCGGATCGATTTAAAGTGGTGGTTGGCCCCATCATTTCTTTGATAGAGCAATCAATCTATCAGGATGATCATTTTGTTAAGCACGAGCGCGTTCTTGATCTACCCAAGATTCTAATGAGGTTGAGTGGTTATAAGTATTTTGTGGAGTCAGATTACACGTCTTTTGAATCTGGATTTAGTCCTGTCTATGCGGACTTTGTTGAATGTGAAATGTGGAGATATTTTCTCAAGAATAATCCAAGGGTACTGAAAATTATCTTAGATGCATATTTGGTTCCGGTGGCCGGAGGATTTAAGCCTCGTGTACAAAGGCTTTATTCTAATCAATATGAGGCACAAGTTGTTGGTTCAAGGATGTCTGGTGAAATGTGGACATCTTTAGCTAATTCTTTTTCAAATTTAATGAATGTATTGTTTTTGGCATACAAGAGTGGACAGGTGTTGGATGGGTTTGTTGAGGGAGATGATGGTGTGTTTGGTTGTAATTCGTTGTTCTTGAATCCCGCAATGTTTGAGCAACTGGGGTTTCGTATTCGTCTGAAGTATTTGACATCACTGGAACAAACTTCATTCTGTAGTGTTTCGTTTCAGCTTAATAGCCTTCGACCTTTGATTACCCCTGAGTGCATCGTGCGGTTGTTTTGGTCTACGGCGTCTTGTTATTTTGGTGCCTCTATGAAGAAGCGTCTGGCATTGTTGAGATGTAAGGCTCAAGTATGCTGTATTTGGCTGCCAATACCCCAGTAGCGGGATTACTGGCTTGGAAGGTGTTGTCATTGTTAGGACCTGGTGACATGATATTGGAACCCGGAAACCGTTGGTGGGAATATCGCATCTTTCAATTAGCATCCTTAAGGGCTTGGAACCCTCCTGAAGTGACTTTGAGTGACCGCATTTATTATGCTGATAAGTTTGGCATCCCTGTCAACGTCCAGATGTCTCTTGAGTCATTGATTAATGCGGCGGAAACAATCAATGATCTGGCGTTGCCCTGGTGGTTTGGGGATGGCATGTCTGTATTGTTTAAGTACTAGTGGGTGCGTCCACCCACCCTGAAGGAAATTATCCCAATCTTTCCTTCTTTTGTTTTCTCTTTTTTCTTTTATAATCATGAATTATGCTCGTCGTTTTTACCAAGGTGCTATGAGCCTTTATCCCTATGTGGCGCCTATGTATCGTATGGCACGAAATCCTCGTCAACCCAGACCTCAAACTCGCTACCCATCCCGAGTCTATTCTGTTCCCCGTGCGGGTAGTGTAATGCGTCCACGACCCAATCGGCAGAAGTCCATCCTGGTTCGGCAGGGTCGTGTCTTTTATCCGCCTCGTCGCAACAGGCGTCGCCAACGCAAAAGTTCCAATACAATTGTTCCCTTTGCCACCTCCAATAGTTTTCGTGGGAAAGTTTCATTTAAGGGTGGTGTGTTACACATTCAGAGTTCTGCTCCCGATGGATGTTTTGCTGATGCCCAAACTGTCATTCCTGCCTGTCCATTGATGTGGGGATCTCGTGGCTTTACGTTGGCATCTTGTTTTTTGTACATGAAGATCAAGACCATGGTGGCTCAATGGAATCCTTATGTTAGTGTGGCCACGGCTGGTTCCATTGTTGGTACTTTTTTGCCGACTGGTATGTTGTCTCAGGCAGAAGGTGTAATGTTTACTAATATTGTTAATGCTAATGGTGTGGCCGGTTCGATGTGGAAACAGTATGAGATAGTGAGCACTATTGACTCTGACAAACAATTTTTGACACTACCTAAGACGGCCACCGACTTGGCGGGCTCTTTTATTTTTACTAATATGGTTCCTGTTACTACGCCAAAGCCTCTGTTGGAATTGGAGCCCTTGCCTGATGATCCACTGGTGTTGCGCACCGTTGTTCACTCTAAGTCCAAGTCAGATAGTGAAACACTGTCGGAGGATGAACCAGTGAAGAAGGTCAAGAAGAAGAAGAAGTCCGTCCCAGTCTTGTCTAGTTTGCAGAAGAAATCCAAATTGCGGGCAACAGGGCCTTCAGATCTTAGTGGATATGGTACGATAACGTTAATTGCCGACATTGAGTTGTGTGGTGACATTGTGCTGTCTGAGGCGTATGGTTCAGGTTATTCCACTATGATTATCACAGCAGATACATCTATTTCTTGGGACGGCACAACACTCCATGCATTTTATGGGGTTGTTGTTGAATCATCGGTAATGAGTGTCGATATTGGTGAATTCATTCAGTCTGGTGCGGCTGAAGGTGGTTTTGTTCCGCCAACTAGTGTCCTTCATAATGGAATTCAGTTGTCAATTCTTAATGCTTGTGATGTTGGCACCCTTCAGATCGTTGTTGTGTACTTGAATTGATTTTATTGTTTTCCGGATTGTCCCCCGGTGTTGAGGTCATGAGGCATGTAAGTACCGAACAACAGGCGCTTTAACAATGGTGGTGTGCCACCCGTCTGCTAAGTGTCGTTAGCCTCCAGCTGAATTGGGAACTCAGCTGGCCCACCAACTCCGAAGATTTCAATCCGTACATTGGTGTTATCACCCTTATTGATTGATTAGTTTTATCAATCCCGTTTTTTTTCTCTTTGACGGTTATCAAAGAGATGTGCTCTGACACAGCACACACCAGGGTATGGTGGTTAAACATATGCACACATGTGATGGCCGCACATGTTAAACAATAGGGCCTCTGGTTGGATGACCCGCCTGGAATCGGCGTTAAATGTTCGACCAATGGAGTGGTAGATCTCTAGTCCAG